TCTTTTGTATCTAATACAGACATTGTTAACTCCTACTCGTCAATAAGTCCTAAGGCGCCGCGCTTCTTCTTTTTAGGAACTAGAGACTCTAAACCTTTTGCAACTTGTTCAGGCTTGCCTTTAATCTTTACTTTCAACTTCATCTCTGCTGGCTTATCTTTCTTTTCCATATTACTCCTTTGCAGGGTAAATTCCAAGAGCACCTCTTGTCATTTTCTTTTTCTTTTTAGGTGCTTCTTCTGGTAAATCCTTAGGTGAACCTGTAGCAGATTCCCATTCTTTAACACCTTCATCACCTAACTTTTCTTTAGCATCTTCTGTATGTAACCATCTAAACTGCTTTTTCGAGGTTGCTGGCATTTAAATACTCCAAAAGTCTTTTATAAATTCCTGGTTGATTCTCTTCTACTCCAACTAACACATTACAGTAACGATGCAATAACTTACGAACTTTTCCAGTATTATGATCGTGATCTACACATGACTTCATAAAATCTAAATCTAATATTTTGTTACAAACTGGACATATTCCTTTTTGATCAATATACATTTGTCTTTTTACTTCTATTCCTATTCCATATAACCTCCTTAATTCATTATTTTTATGTTTGTCTTTATTTTTTATATACCAATCTTTAGACCTATTGGCATTTTCTATTCTATGTTCTTCATCATATTTTTTTCTCATTAATCTTCTTGATTCTTTATTTCTATCCCACCATTTTTTGCCTCTAATCTTAGATTGTTCTTTTGCCTTAATAGGATCTTTATACGGCATTATGACGCTCCAAATACTGCTTCTTCTGGTTTACCTAAAATTGTTTCTACTGTATGGTTCTTTCCGTCGAAGTATATAGCAGCTACTCCTCCAGGCTGAACGCTATCTCCAAACTCAGGCTCTACTTTGTTGGCGCCTTCTGTAGCATTGACGAGAGCAGTCACGTTAGATGTATGACCTACGAACAGAACCAATCCTTCTGAGTTGTTAAGGTAGTGTTCAAAGAAAGCATAACTTCTGTTTTCGAACGCTGTCAAGCTTTCTCCCCCTGGAACTACTACGTCAGGAGATTCTACAAACAACCTAAGAGCATCTCCATGTTCGTCTCTATTATGTCCTGAGAAGAAACCAATATTCCAAGGGAGCAGGCCGCGGGTCTGAGTTACTTCTACGTCATGCTTAGCAGCTACAATGCTTGCTGTTAGAAACGCTCTTAACAGAGGACTGCATAAAATAGTCTTTATAGGATACTTACTCAAGAAGTTGGCAGCGACAACTGCTTGGGCCTTTCCTTTACTGTTAAGAGGAATATCAGTCCAGCCTCTATAACAGTTGGAAGCGTTTAAAGAAGTATCTCCATGACGAAGTATAAGTGCTTTAAGCTGCTTCATTTACAGTCTCCGGCGCTTAGTAGTCTTTATCTCGTTATAGGGAGTTCTTTGTATTGTCTCTATTTCCTGTTCATTAGGCTGGTTTTCCTGTTGAGGGTTAGGAGACTGAATACCTGCAATTGCCAGTATCTGATTTATAATGTCTGGACTAAGCTTACCAGACAACGAAACTTTAGGCGCAGGTGCTGCTGGCTTCGTAAACTTCTTAGCTATGTCGTTATGAGATTTCCAATATAAGAATACATTAGTCCACTTGTTCCAACTCTGTTTATGTTCAGGGTCGTTATCTGGACTTTCCTGATTAGCCGCTCTGCGTAATCTACGTCCTTCCGCTGCTTGCATCCATGAGAAGACAGTTGCTGCTATAGTAGCATGATCTACGCTATCGTCTTGTGGAACTTCTATACTTGGTAAATACTGAGGAGTCTGTTGTAACTGTTGCTGCAGGTCTGTTACCTGCTGCTCCATACTCTGTCCACCTTGTATGATAGAAGGATCTACCGGCCCAGTCTGAGCTAATTGAGCAGCTTGACTCTTAGCTTCTTCGTGTTCCTTAGTCATTTGGTCTAACTGCTCTGATAGCTGCTGCCATTCAGGATTTAGAAGAGGCTCTGATTCGAGAAGTAGGTCTATATCTTCAAGAGCTCCGTCTTCTGCGTCGGCTTCGTTGATAGTTATAATATCATCTATGTGCAGGGCTTTTACTATCTCACGGGCATTGGATGCGCTGGAGATAAGAGTAGCTACTTGTGGGTCTGCAGATGCCATGTTAAGTATCTGTAGAACTTTGGCTTCTCTCTGGGCGCCTGACTCTGGAATCAATGTAAGAGTTTCGGCCGTGCATTCGCATTCGCCAGTATTGTTTGTTTTCAGTGTAGAAGGATTTATAGATATATAGTTGTTATTGACGTTTGCGTGCATCTCTGAGTTACCGTTCTCAGCGCAGCAGTTGGCCGCTTGACGAACTGCTGTAGCAAACATCTGATTAATAACAAGCCATGGAGTACCAATACGTTCCAATGCTTGCTGGAAACGAATCTGAGTTGCTCCTACTGTGTTGTCTGCACCCTCTCCTCCACCAAATAAGGCCGGAGTTCCACCATCTATAGACTGAATGAGAGGCCCCAAGTACCACTGGAACATTTCAGGCATACCTTGAATAGGAGTAGGAGCAGGAGTCATTCCAACTAATTGTTGCATCTCCATTCCTTCTGGAACTGCAACTTCAAGGAATCTTGTAGTGCTTGCTTCTAACTTATTAATCTCTTCTGCATTGAATGCTTGCTGTTCAAGCAATACCATTCCTATGGAACCACGAACAAACTTATCCCACAGGTCAGCCCATATATTTATTCTCTTCTGTATGGAAATATCGGAACTTCCAAGTGAGCGCCTGGCTTGTCCAAAGCCTCTTGTAAACATACCAAGGCTTAAATGGTCGTCCATCGATTCTTCCCAGCAACATACAAACTCATTGCCAGCCATTATAACAAACAATCCTTTAGGAAAGTTTGCTATTAAGAAACCACGATGTTCATCTGGTACTTTATCGTCATAGAAAGTGCCTGGACGATTCCAGGTATACCCCATCGTTACTTCTCTGATGCCGCTGGTGCCTAATAACTGATTACCTACTAAGCCTATACGGGTATTGATACGAGCTATCCGCTCGAACTCTAATTCTCCAGCAGTTCCCATCGAAGGCTTAATCTTCTTACCCATCCAAGGGTATGTAGCACGAGCTACTGCGTAGTCTAATTCTTCGAATATCTGAGCGTACCCTGCATTTTCTAAGTCGTCTACCAACATAGGTAGTTTTGATTCCAACAGTCCATGGGCTGTTGTCTTCTCTATTATTTTAACCTCGCCGTCTTCATTCTCACCATTCTTTATGTTTGCAATAGAGCGAGTCCACATTATAGCGCGTGGGTCTGTCCAAGCTATACCTATAATCTGCCTTTGCAGTTCAGGAGATTTGTTATATTTTTCCCATAAATATTTATATGAGTTTGCCGCTTCTGCATAAGCTACACTTTCAGGAGACTTATTCTTGCAAGGAGCGAAGTTTACTTTAATCTGTCCTCTACATAAAGCACTTGTTAGAATATCTCCTTGAGCTGAATAGATGTTTGTAGCATATAGGCCGGCGTCGTTCATTTCTTTGACGCCATTACCTTTAGTGTCAGTTGGATTGCAGGCGGCGAACTGCCAGCCTCCTCCATTGCCTTCTTCAAGATACTGCCAACCTCTATCGTAATGACGCTCTTCCCAACAGCATAACACACTAAACCGTCTGGATGATTCATCGCTTGAAGCGTATCCAGTAGTAAGAGACTTTATAGTCTCCATCATAGATGGATTGTCTGCGAAGTCGTCTGGCTTCCATACTTTACTTTGTGTTACAATTACCTCGGAAAGCGTGCCTGGAGCAGGGGTCGCCAGAGTGCCCGGAGCAGAGGTATTGTCTTCTTTAATTGGTTGTTTTACTTCTTCTGCCATCTCAACCTCTTAGCGGGATTGCATAACTTTATGCAGGCTATCAGAAAGGCCGGCCTTCATTCCTACATCTTGAGAGTCTTCAGTATCGTCAGCCTTGAAGGCTTCCTCTACCTCTTCCGGGCCATAACCTTTTTGTTTAATATTAGATATGGCCTCCATAGCTTCTGGGTCAGATGTAATAGGTTCCTTAGATTCTTCTTTACCTACTAAGGATGGTAATTTGCCTAACTTACCAAGAGGTTTAGTTTCTGGTTCAGGTTCAGAAGCAGGCATTACCATTCCTAGGGCGCCCCTTATTAGTTTCTGATTGTTTGCCATTCTATTTATCCTTCTGTCTAGCTTGAACTGCTGCTTTAGTCCTCTGGTAAGATTCCCACCCTAATCCTTTTAAGTCTGCCTGGTCTATAGGAGGCTTAGGGATCCTAATTGGCTTGGGAGCTTCTATTGCTTGAATCTTGAATGCCAGTAGTTGTTCTACTGCTATATCTGCTCTACGGGTCTGGGATGCTAACTGTCCTTTAAGGTAGTCCACCTCATCCTGTAGATGATAACGATAAGGAAACAGTGACCGGAATAATATTTCATACCACTTTAACATTTACTTTCTCCCGGATTGCCAAGAAGGGGGTAAAAATTGCTTCTTTGGTTTACTCTTCTTTTGAGCATGAGCCCAAGCTAACGTCATTCTCTGAGCTGGAGTTGCTGCATTCATTGCTTCGTTGAATATGTCTTGCTCTGTCTTCTTCTTTGGAGCTAACATACTCTTTAATCCATA